AATCATAGCCTACGCTCCAGATAGAATAGACACAGAAATAAAAGCAAGAGCCCTGGTCCAAGCACCACTGACCATGGCTCAAGTACCAAGATCCGAGATGGATAATTTTAATACACCAGACTTGGACCAAGGAGCTGATTCCATTTTAAAACCAGGTGAGACTTTAGAAGATGACTTTGATGTAACGTTTAGAAAAGCTAATGCTCAAGGTGGACGGATACCTTTTGGTGATGGTCTAAGCGTAGACCCAGAACGAGATTCATTTAAAAAAATAAGCAACGTACTAGGTGCTTACAGAAGATACAGAAGAGGCGAGAAGAATCCTGCATTAAACTTTAATCAATTCTTCGAGTTATTTTCAACAGAGAACTTTGCGACCGGCGGATCAGCTGGTCAGTTAGTAAGCAACTCGGTCGACGGATCACGGCCCGGGTATAGTGGATTAGGTGGTGATAAAATTCCAAAATCTGTATTAAATAAAGGTGCGCAATATTTTTATAAAGTTGATTACGATAATTTAAAAGATGATAAAGAACTTACAAAAGAAAAAAAAAGAAGTAAGATATATTCTAAAATTAACGATTACTATAAAAGAACAGGTGAATATAAGTTTGTAGTTAAAACTCAAGAAACTCCTTTATCTAAAACAGATCAAGCTAAAATTTTAAAAGAATACCCTGAAGCAAAGTTTGGACCAAAAAGAAAATATGGTTTTGCACCAACTGATCCAGAATATCAATCAGTATTTAAATACGTAAAAGATAATTTTAAAACTCCTTATGAAGGGGGTATGTTTAAATCTTTACCTAAATATTCACAAAAAGAATTAATTGAAGCATTTCCTGAAGTAGATTTTAATTTTGATAGAAATATAGAATTTTCAACTAAAGGTAGTCAATTTAGTAAATATGGTGTTTCAGTTACTCATCCTAAATATGCAAAAATATCAAAATATTTTGCAAAGTCTAAACCTTGGAAATATAAATTTGATTTAAGAAGTCCTGAAGGTTGGATGATGTCTCAAATGGAAAGAGCATCTGCTCAGGGTAATACAGAGTATAAACCAATAACTAAAAACGGTAAGCCTATTGCAAAAGGCAATCCAATGATTGGTATAGAAGACAATGGTGAAAAATATAATATGAAAACTATTACAGATCACCCTGACTTTAATAACACAAAAAAATATTGGAATATAGCTGATAAAACTTCTAGAAAATATTTAACTCAATTTGATAATTTAGCTACACTACTACCTGAGGGTTTTGATCCTGCAAAAATTCAATTAAATGACTTATTACAATTTATTAGTAATAAGGATGGAGTAAAAGGATTGAACAGAGCTAAAAGAGCAATTGAAATGCACCATGAGTATGGTGTTAAAAATAAAACAACAGGTAGTTATCAATTGTTAAGACAAGATGTAAATCTGTTAGCTAACAAAGCAAATAATTTAATTAAAAAAGGTGATTTATCAAATATAGAAAAAGGTGCAGCTAAAGCATTAGCTGAAGGTGTTAGATTAAATGTTGATGGCGTACAATATGGTCCTAAAAAAGTATCTGCAACAGGTGACATAAAAAATATTTTAACAGGTGCTGAAACAGAACTAAAGAGTTTTACTAAGAAAGATTTTAAAAAATTTGCATCAGAATTAGAAAAACTAGGTTGTGGTAGAGCAGCAGGTGGTAGAATTTTATTTGCAGAAGGTGTTCCTGGCTTAACTAAGTGTGGAAAAGCAGGTGTAGCTAAATTAGAAAAAGGATTAACAAATGGATTTAAAAAATCTGACGTTGGTCTTGCACAAAAAATTTTAAGTAGTAGTAAATTTTTAAAAGAAGCTGTATCTCTTAGAGGTTTGTTAGGTCCAGCAGCTTTAGCATTTACTGCAGCAGCAGAAGCAGGAATCGTGGGCTATGATATGTTGGCAAGTGGTAAATCATTTAAAGAAGCAATAGGTTCTAGTGTGTTTAATTATGCATTAGGTGATAAAACTAAAATAGATTCTGATGAAGAATTTATGAAAAGATTAAAAGATATAAAAGTTGGACCACAAGGTTATCAACGTATGGGTGATGCAGAGATTGGTAAGATGTTAAACTTTAAAACTAATCTAGATGATATGAAGAGAGGTTTTGATTTGTATAATAAATTAGGTGCAATAACAGAAAATAAAAAACAAATTGGTAGTAATCCTGAAGATGCTTTTAATGAAAATGCTTTTCAACTAGATTTAGATAAACAAGAAGATGCGGTTAGAGCTGACATACAAGATTTTAATAGAACAAACACTCCGAATAAAGTTACTGATTATTTATTGTCTGATAAAGCTAAAGAAGGGGCTAACGCAACAGCATATGCAAATTTATTAGTTAAAGAAGATCAATTAAAAAATGCTGGAACTGGAGATGCTTTACCTAAAGTAGATCAAGGTATTGCGAGAAATTTAAAACAAACACAGTACGATATAGATAACTTACTTAACCCAAAAAAACTTGACGAGTTTGGACAAATGTTTATAAATGCAACTCCAGGAGAACAAAGTTATTTTATGGGAAGAACAGATTTTATGGAAGGAGGCATAGCTAGTCTAAATGTCAAAAAATAGAAAACCACAAAACAAGAAGAACCCAACACTGGTAAAAAGTAATCCTGCATTTAAATGGTGGGCAGTACCACCTAAAAAAGGACCTCTATCACAAGGGTTGAAATTACCATCAAAACAAGTTAAGAAAGCGTAGGAGAAAATATATGGCAGATATAGATAAGTCTCTCCCTAACGATGTTAGACCTGACGAAGTTGCACAAGAGGTTGATGTTGAGGAGATTGAAGAATTAAAAGGACCAGTAGAAGTTACAGAAGACGATGACGGGGCTACAATTGATTTTGACCCTAGCGCAATGCCATTACCTGAAGAAGGTGATTTTTTTGCAAACCTAAACGAATTACTTCCCGAAGAAGATACTGATGCCATGGGTAGTCAGTTACAATCTGATTACATGGAATATAAAATGTCTCGTAAAGAATGGGAGCGGGCATACATTACAGGTCTGGATTTATTAGGATTTAAATACACAAACAGAACTGAACCTTTCCAAGGAGCAAGTGGTGCAACTCACCCTGTGCTAGCTGAAGCAGTTACTCAGTTCCAAGCTCTAGCTTACAAAGAATTATTACCTGCAGATGGACCCGTTAGAACAATGGTAATGGGTAAGTCAGATCCACAAAAAGAAATGCAGGCACAAAGAGTTAAAAATTTTATGAACTATCAGATCATGGATCAGATGACAGAGTATGAATCTGATTTTGATCAAATGTTATTTTACTTACCTCTCTCAGGTTCTACATTCAAAAAAGTTTATTATGATGATTTATTGGAACGAGCAGTTTCTAAATTTGTTCCAGCAGATGACTTAATAGTTCCGTATACGGCTACCTCATTAGACGATGCAGAAGCAGTCATCCACGTTGTCAAGATGTCAGAAAACGAATTAAGAAAACAGATGGTATCTGGTTTCTATTCTGACATCGAGTTGACAAAACCAACAGACACAATCACTAACGAATTACAAGAAAAAGAAAGAGAGTTAGAAGGTGTTACAAAATCCCAACGAGTAGACGCTATGTATACAATTCTAGAATGCCACGTTAATCTAGACTTGGAAGGCTTCGAAGACCTTGGCCCTGACGGAGAGCCAACGGGAATAAAATTACCTTACGTCGTTACAATCGAAGAAGGTAGTAGGAGAGTTTTGTCTATTAGACGAAACTTTGCGCCCAATGATCCAAAGAAAAATAAAATCCAATATTTTGTCCACTTCAAATTTCTGCCAGGACTAGGATTTTATGGCTTAGGATTAATTCATATGATTGGCGGATTGAGTCGTACTGCAACTGCGGCTCTCCGTCAGTTATTAGATGCTGGGACATTATCAAACCTACCCGCAGGATTTAAACAAAGAGGTGTCAGAGTAAAAGATGACGCTCAAGCAATACAACCAGGAGAATTTAAAGATGTTGACACTCCAGGTGGTAATCTAAAAGATGCTTTCGTATTCTTACCTTACAAGGAACCATCACAAACTTTATTACAGTTGATGGGAATTGTAGTTCAAGCAGGACAAAGATTCGCGTCCATTGCTGACATGCAGGTTGGTGACGGGAATCAGCAGGCGGCTGTTGGTACAACTGTGGCTCTTTTAGAACGTGGTTCAAGAGTGATGTCAGCGATACACAAAAGACTATACGTAGGTCTGAAAAAAGAATTTAAATTACTTGCTAAAATATTTGGTGAATCTTTACCACCAGAATATCCTTATGATGTTGCAGGTGCTTCAAGAAATGTTAAAGCAACAGATTTTGATGACAGAGTAGATGTGTTACCGGTAGCGGACCCTAATATATTTTCTATGAGTCAGAGAGTGTCATTAGCACAAGAACAATTAAGATTAGCAACTTCTAATCCACAAATGCATAATATGTATATGGCTTACAGAAGTATGTACGAGGCAATCGGTATAAAAGATATTGACAGAGTTTTACCACCACCTCCGCCTAATCAACCAAAAGATCCAGCGTTAGAACACATAGATGCTATGGGTGGAAAATCATTTCAAGCGTTTCCAGGTCAGGATCATAGAGCACATATTACTGCTCACTTAAATTTTATGTCTAGTAATTTTGTTAGAAACAATCCTAGTATTACTGCAGCATTAGAGAAAAATATTATGGAGCATATATCATTGATGGCACAAGAACAGGTACAACTAGAATTTCCAAATGAAATGCAAATGTTACCACAGCTACAACAAATGGCTGTTCAAAATCCACAAGCTCAACAACAATTACAACAGATATCTCAAAAGATAGAAGCTAGAAAAGCGTTGTTGATTGCTGATATGACTGAAGATTTTATGAATGAAGAGAAGAAGATTACATCTCATTTTGATCATGATCCTTTATTGTCTCTTAAAGAAAGAGAAGTAGATTTAAAAGCTATGGATGCTGAACGTAAAATAAAAGAGGATGAAGCTAGAATAAATCTTGATAGAGCTAAAATGGTACAAGCAAAAGATCTAAATGATAGAAAACTTGATCAAAACGAAGATTTAGCTAATTTAAGAGCAGATACAGCTATTGAAAAATCAATGATGTCTGCAGACGTTAAACTAACATCAGACGCTATGAAGGCTCGAGACGTAAATGTCTTGAAAGGTCGTAGAAGTTAATATATATAATCATTAAGGAGAAAATTATGAAGGACCCAAAAATAACTAGACCGGTTGGAGTAAACAAAGATGGTTACGCTAGTGGCGGAGTTAAAGTAGAAGAGTCTTCTCAGAACTTGCATTTAGATCCAAGATCTCAAACAAGTATCAGAGGAAGAAACTACATTGCTCAAGGTGACACTGTAACTGTTAAAGGTACGAAAACTAGAAAACCTCAAAAAGCTACTTGGTACTAACATGTGGTTGTCGGCAATTAAATTAGCCGTTTCTGCTGGAAGTAAAATTTATGCTAATAAGCAGAGAACGAAGATGGCTATGTCAGACGCGCAGTTAATGCACGCTGAGAAGATGGCTACTGGTGCGGAAGCTTACCAGGGAAAATTATTAGAATCTAGACAATCAGATTGGAAAGACGAATTTATTTTGCTTTTACTTTCGGTCCCCATCGTAATGCTGGGATGGAGTGTCTGGTCAGATAATCCTGTACATATGGAAAAAATGGAGCTATTCTTTGTGCACTTTGGAAATTTACCATTATGGTATCAAACAATTTTTGTTGGAGTAATTGCGAGCGTCTATGGACTTAAAGCAACACATCTGATAAAGAATAAGTAATTAAGGAGAAAATATTATGAGAAACGATTATGGAACAAGACCCTACATTTCAAGATTCTCAGGTAAGACTGCAAAGTCAACACCTAAGAAACAAAATGCAAATGACAGATTAGATGAGTCTTTAGCAAGAGATGGTAAAGAGTCTACTAAGTCTCAGTCTTTCAAAGATAGAAGAGACGAATCTAAAGGAGAATAATTATGTCAGGTGCAGCATTTAAAGGTCAGGGTAAAGCTTTTTTAGAATATCTTGGATCACTAGGTAAATCTAAATCTAAAAAATCAAAAGATATTACTTCTCTTACAGCAAATAAATCTGACAAAATGTCAAAACATAAAGTTGACCTAGCTAAAATTCCAGGACAAACTGCTAACAGATGGAAAAAAAGTTTTGACGATGCAGATAGAATAGGTGCAAAAGTAAGACAACTTACTCAAAAAATAAAAGGTGAGAAAAAAACCGAATCAGGTATTTCAAAAGGTAAAGACCTAAAAGACTAATGTTTAGATCTATTAAAAACTTTATTTGTAATCTATTTAATATTAAAGCTTGTCAATGCGAAGATGAGCATATAGAATATTACACAAAAGTACCCGAACCGGATGTACCGGTTCATGAAGAAGTTAAATCAACCAAACCAATGCATTGCGGATCTCATCTAAGATATAAAAGATCATGTCCGGCGTGTGTTGCAACTAAAGGAAACTAAAATGGCTAAAGTAACAGGAAGTAAAAAACTACCTAAAAAGAAAAGTAAATTTCCAGATCACTCAGGTGATGGTAAAATTACTCAAAGAGATATTTTAATGGCTAAAGGAATTATTCCTAAGAAAAAAATGAAAAGGAAAGCATAATGGCTAAACCAGGATTATACGCAAACATCGCAGCCAAAAAAGCTAGAATCAAAGCTGGCTCAGGTGAGAAGATGAGAAAAGTTGGAACTAAAGGTGCACCAACAAAACAAGCATTTATAAACAGTGCTAAGACAGCTAAAAAACCTAAAAAGAAAAAAACAAAGACAGCTT